ATGCCTGAGTGCGTGATCGCCGCCGCCCGCCGCCTCTGTCGCTGGCTGATGCAGCCCGAGTGCCCGGCCGACTGCCCGAAGCGCGGGCCGGCCGGCGAGATGTGCGAGGAGTGCCTGCGGCTATGGGCGATCAAGTGAGACGCTGCGTCCACTTCGTCGGCTTCCGGGGCGACGAGTACACATCGGCCATCCGCGCCTTTGGTCGCCCGGACTTCATTCACCGCTGGTGGGACACTCGCGCCCGCCGGGAGATTGCCGAGGGCGATCTGATCGTATTTGCTCGCGGGGATGAGCGGCAAGAGCCGTCCCGCTTCACTGCGCCAGACATAGAGGAGTGAGGGATGGGAGATGTCGTCTACCTAACTTCAGCCCCGATAGAGCGCCCAGCATCCATGGAGGAGGTACAGGGCCTTTTGGACACGCTGCAAGAATACGGACTGCCGGGCAGCGGCCTAACCGACCGGGAGGAATTGGTTTTGATCGAGGCGCTTTACGGTTTGATGGAGAAGCGCATAAACGAGGTGCGCGCCATTCTCCACCCGAACGTTGAGGAGTGACAGATGACGCAGTCAGCATTTTCGGAAGCCGTCACGAAGCTGCGCGCGGCCGGCTACAATGTTCAGCCGGCCGATATCCCCGGCCTGACGCTGGTCGGGCATCACGAGCTGACGATGGCGCAGGTCATCAGCTTCGCCGCTTCTGGCGAGGCCTCTGGACGCCCCATCGCGATTACGATCAAGTAGCCCCGCCCCAGGTCGGCACGTCAGGCGGCAGCGCCGTGATCGCGATCCGTTTGCTGCCGCATTTGGCGCACCGCAGGCGGGGAACGAGATCGTCATGCAGGGCGCCGTGATCCGGCCCAAGGCGCGCAGCGAGCGCCGGCAGATCAAGCTCACGTGCGTGCCAGCACGCCAGGCAGGTTGCCCGGATGCCGTAGCCGAGGGCGATGCACTCGCCGAGGGTGCCGTTGGATGAGGCCATGCCGACAGTATAGGATCACGAAGTCAGACGACAACGGAGGCGACACGTGGAATCAGAACCGACCATGATCAAGGACGCCGCGCACGACGAAGCGGTCAAGATCATCGAGGATCTGTTGAAGTCGGGAGATCAGGCGCTTTTCGATGCCGCCCGCGGACCTGATGGGAAGGTCGACCAGATGAAACTGGTAAGTGGCTGCTGGCGCGCAACGCTCAAGGTCGCCGCCAAGATTCGTGCCGGGGAGATATGACGAAAAAGCCCCGCGCGACCTTTCGGCCGGCGGGGCGAGTTGACGGGTGCTTAGACCGGGAGGCGTCCCGGCGGCGAACCGCGCTCAGCGCGAATGTCAGGCGTCGGCAATTATCTTGAGAAAGCCCGGCTCCCATTCTGAGGCCGGCATGGGCGCGGCGTCGTGCTCGCCCTTCCCAACCTCATAGGCGGCACGGATCAGCAGCGCGGCCAGCGCGAGAAGCCCCTGCACGTCGTCATGCACGAGGTTGTGCCCTCTCCCGACCATCACCAGGCCGGTCGCCGGGTCCCGGATGATCCACTCATCCGGCATGGGGCATCCCATAGATTGGCAGGCAGGATTCCCGGAAGAATTCGATTTCCACCGCGATGCCGCGGCTCGCTTGCCAGCCCGGCGAGAACAGCACGATCAGCCCCTCGGCGCCTTCCATCATCGGCTTGTCGATCTGCATCCAGAGATCGTGGTCGAGAGGATCGATGCCCAGCAGCCGGCCGACGGGATGCCAGTGAGCGATCGGCGAGAACGCCACCACCCCGAGAGACCGGAGGGCGCCCACGGCGCGGCAGGCCATCTCATGGGCCGCATCCAGGCCCGCCGGGTGCTTGGAATAGGCCGTCGCCAAGTACCAGTAGCCGGAGCCGCTGGTCATCTGCACAAGCGCCGGCGCGTCGAGCTTAAGCATCCGCCGTCTCCCGGAATCCCGCCGGCACCCGCACCTTGGGCTTGTCCGGCACGCTGGGGGCTTCGAGCTGGATCGAGGCCCGTTCCCGCAGGAACCATTTCGAATGGAGCAGATAGACCCACTGCTGGGGCGGCTCGACCACCGCGCGGATGTCGTCGGCGAACTCGGCATAGCCGGGCACGCTGCCATTCGCCAGCACGCTCCCCGGCGCGCCCGAGGTGTGATAGTGGCCATGCTGGATCAGGTCCGGCCGCCGGCCGATAGAAGCCTGCTGCTCGCTGATCTTCTTGGTGCCGCGCACAATGGGGAGCATCGGGCCGGCGAAGCCCATGCCACCCCGGGTGCCGATCTTGTCCCCGTGCGTGGTGAACACCGTGCGCCCGAAGACGGGCGTGATCTGGTCCTTTGCCCGGCCATATTGGAACGTCACCCGGGGCTCATCCCGGAACTGCTCGGCCAGCATCGACACCGCGAGAATGTCGTAGCTCAGCCGCGAATAGAGCTTGGCCGTCGGCTTGTGCGTGGTTCGCCCATGGTTTCCCGGCACGCCGACGACATGGACCCGGGGATAGGCTTCCAGCAGCATGCGCAGGCCGGCCGCATAGACCCCCACCACCGCGGAAACCTGCTCATGGGCGGTGAGCGCGTTGGTCATGCGCAGCTCATCATGGATGTCGCCGGAGATCAGATCTCCGGCCATGGCAAGCAGCACGCCCTCGCATTCGGTATCGGCCGCCCACCGCGTTCCCACGGTGCACACCGCCTCGAAATAGCGCTGCATCCGCGCCCGGCTGATGTCGGGGTTATAGGCGTTGATCCCGAGGATTTCCTCGGCGTCGATCACCTCGCCCATATGCACGTCGGAGGTCAGGGCACCGATGACGGATTTGCCCTTGCGGCTCTCGGTGGAGCGCAGGAGCCAGTCGGGAATCTCAACGCGCATGCCCCGGATGCCGGCCAGTTCCTCGGCGAGGTGCTCGGCGGCGGCGAGATCCTTTGCCGTGGCCGCGGCCTGCTTGCGCCAGAAGGCGGCATCATGAACCTCGCGCCGCGCGGCCTCCGGTGGCGCCTCTTCAACATCGGGCGTGGTCACCAGGCCAGCCCGCCAGCGGCGCCGCAGCCGCTCGGTTCCGCTCGTCCCGATGCCGAGGGCTTCGGCGACTTCCTTGGCCTGATGCCCAGCGGCGAACATCTCGATGGCCTTGGCCTTGATTTCGGGCGAGAAATGCACCCCAGCCGGTACGTGGCTTGCCATTAAACGCTACTCCGCAGGTTGCTTGGGGCTGCTGGCGGGCTCCCCCTCATGGGCGATGGACTGGCTGACGCTTGGCGGCGTTCTCAACCACGCGGTCCAGCCGTTCATTGATGCGATCGAGCGAGGTCCGCACCCCACCCACGGCGCCAAGGATTTCGTCGCGCACCTGCTGCACGTCGTCCTTGCTGACATAAGTCCGCGCCGCCTCCAGCTTGAACTCGGCGATCTGGGTTGCCGCCAAGGATGCTGCCGCCTGCGCTGCTTGCGCGCGAAGGCTTGCGTCGTCCGCCACTGCCTTCACCGCCTTGTCGATTCGTCCCTCGATCCGCCACCACACCCCTGCGACGGCACCGACGAGCACCGTGAGGGCGAAGACCATTTCCCACGTGACATTGCCCGACATCAGCGCCTCCCGATAAAGGCGGCGGCTATGGCGTTCACGCTCTTGCCGGCGGCATAGATGCCGAAGAAGGAGAGAAGGATTGCCCCCTGCCACTCATCGAACGGCGCCGGGAAAGCCGGGATTCGCCACCCCAGCTTGAAGCATGTGTCGAGCGTCACCAGCACCAGGTGCATGGTGAAGCACCCGGCGATGATGGCCGTGATCAGCCGCATCTCCCAGAAACCGGAGGTCGAGAGCCGAACCTGCAGCGCGGCCTGGCGCGCGGAGATTTCCGCCTCGATCTGCTTCCCGATCACGTCCGCCTTGATGCGCTCGCTCTCGACCTCGCTGGATTTCAGCTTGACGTAGGTGTCGGTCAGGGTTTTGAGCACCCCGCCGCCCAACCAGTTGAGGAGGATGGAGAGCATCACACCGCCTCCTCGCGCCGCATGCGCTTGAGGAAGTAATAGGCGGCGACGCCCGCGGCGATCAGGATGGCGGCGCCCACGAACCAGCCAAGCGGCCCGGGGTTCGCCGCAGCGTTGAGAACAGCGACACCCACCGTGCCCGCCGTCGCCATGCCCTCTTTGGTCTTGAGCGCGTCCAGCGCGCCGGGGATTTTCGCCGCCACACCATTGGCCGGCCGGGCGGCCAGAAGCCGCTTGATCGCGCTCTTGGTCGCCGGGCCTGCGATGCCGTCCACCTTGATGCCCGCGCGACGCTGGACCGCCTCCACCGCCGCCTTCGTTTTCTTGCCGAGATCGCCGTCGACCTCCAGGTCATAGCCCAGCGCGACGAGATCTTGCTGCAACGCCTTCACCGCGGCGCCATCGTCCGGCTGCGCCACGGTTTCATCGCCCCAGATCGCCTTTGCCGCGCTCAGCTTCGCCTTGCGATCAGCGAGGCCGTTGGTGCCGCCATTGATCCGCTTGGTGATACCGACGATATCATCCCGGTCGGCGAAGGCGTTCAGGCCCTTGTCCTTCCAATACTCACAGGCGACGACGAGCGAGAAGTCCGGCGCCGCGGCGCGCTCCGGACGGGCCTCAAGGTCCACGCCGAGGCGCTGGCCGTAGAGCCGATAATTGGCCCGGCCGGTGAGCTGGATGAGGCCGCGCCCCTTGAAGCGCGTGCCATCGCCCTTGCGCATGTTCCCGAGGTCTTTCCGCCCCTCATAGGCGCCGCCGGAGGCATATTCCTCGGTGGTGCGGAAGCCGGCGCTCTCATGCGCGATCTGCGCCATGAAATGGCAGAGCCGGCCCGGGGTCGTGATGTCATAGCGCGAAAGGACCGCCTCGCCGGCAGCAACCGCCGCGAGGATGTCGGGGCGGCCAGTGCGCGCAAAACGGCGCATCTGGTCAAGCGTGATGCTTACCATGGGGCAGTCTCCAGATTGTCGGAAGGGTCAGAAGGTGGGCGCTAACTAGAGGACTTCGTAGGAGAAGCTGATCGACAGGTTCAGCGCGCCGCTGGCAGGGGCCACCAGAGTGACTTGCGCCCGGTCGTTGGTGGCATCGCCAAGAACGCCGACAGGTCGATTCTGGCCAATGACAGCGCCTGAGCCCGTCAATTGCTGCGCTCCAGTCAAGGCGCTGGCAAACGGAAGCGTCATGTTAAAGCTGGTCGCAGTGTCAGAGCCGGCCGTTGCCGAGATCTGTATAAGCCCAGACACTTGCACATACTTCCCCAATCGGAATACCCGAAGCGGGTGCGTAGTAAAAGACGCGACGTTTGAATTGTTTGTGCAAGTTGGTGTGTATACACCCGAATACGACCCAGAAGCGACATAGAACGTTGTCTGATACTGGGATATGACAACCGCCTGCCCCGGCGAAAGAACGATATTCGGCCCGGCAAGCCCAGATATGGTCACATCGTTGCTTGTGCCATTGGCGCATTCAAAACTGTGATAGCGGAACCCGTTGGAAAACGAGACAGCCGTCACGGAGCCGCTAAGGACGATCTTGTCGTGCCCTTCGACCGCCACCGTGCCGTTGGACGTGATGAGCTTCGTGGCCTGCTTGACGTAGCTACCGCCGGCAACGTCGGTCGTATTGATGTTGATGCGGCCGGGCAAGCCGACGCCTACCCCCGACATGACCTCCAGCGTCTCGAGCGTGCCATTGAACGTGACGTCGTTGAGATTGATGAAAGTCGAGGGGACATCGCCAGTGGTGATCTTGCCGGAGATGCGCGCGGTCGCCGACGTGAAGTTTGAGCCGAACAGCTTGGCCGGCGTGCCGGACGGGTAAGCGCCTCGGCTGTAGGCGATGGAGCACTCGAAGTCTGCCAGCTCGATCGTGTCGGTGTTGCTCTTGCCTATCACCGCGATTTCGGCGTCGCTGAAATAGTCCCGAACCTTTATCCCGCTGAACTTGTGCGTCGTTCCTGTGTCCGAAAGGTCGAAATACAGTATATGAGACAGGTTTACGATGCTGTCAGTCGGGTTAGACAGCTCTCCATGCCCGTCAATGAGCACGTCGTCAACCATACCACGGATGCGAACAGCAGGCCTCACCGCGTCCGTGTCGGTGCCATTATTAGTGAAATACGTTCCAATAAGCTTGACGCCGCGCGTCGTGTTCAGGTCGCCGTCGCGCGAGCCGTCGATGCGCACGGCGCCGTACTGGTTCTCCTGGATGTTTCGCAGGTACCCGCCGATAATGGTGTGCTGGATGCAGCTCTCGTTCACGCCCTGTGCGACATCAGCGACCGTGGACGCCGTAAGCGTAGCGACATCAAGCTCATTCTGGCAGTCGATCCAGAGCGCCGGCACGTCGGTGCGGTAGCTGTAGACGGAGGGGTTTATATAGGTAAATAGCTCCGACCCGGAATTGTACACCCCAGCCTTGCGCCACCATCCATCAACACGGACGCTGTCGAAGAGCATCCCCTCGCAGGTCTTGGAGGCGCCTTGAAATTCGCGCCCGAATAGCACCCCGAGATCGGGAGACAGTCCAGTCGAGGACTCGATGCTGAGATCGCGGACGCGCCAGCCTGCCGACCCGAGGAGGTCGAGAACAGCGCCATCGTCAAAGCGGCCGATGATCTGCGCGCCATTGCCTTGGAAAACGAGGCCGCGCGTCTGGAACCCGGTGAAGTTGATAGGCCCATCTACCGCATAGCGAAAGCCAGGCTGGAGCGCGATGCCGAATTTATGCCGCTTCCACCCGTAGGAAGAGGTGGGCGGCCATTCGACATCCTCCAGCAGCGTCAGCATCTCATCGCGCATGGCGTCGAAAGCGGGCTTGAAGTCGGTAGCGCCTGAAAAGTCAGGCACTTCGCCGCCTGGGCAATAGATGATCTGGGTATCAAGCCCGATGTACATTTCCGGCGTCAAGAAGCGCGGAGCAGCACGAGAGACGACATTCGGCGCCTTTCCATTCAACCAAGCGTCGGTCAGTGTCTCTGTATGGAACTGGTCGCCTTGGGGGACCCATCCACCATCATAGACATACTGCCCATCGCCCACAGCATAGGCCAGCCATCCGGCTTCGGGCGTGGTGAAGGTCCACGCCGAGCCTGTCCATTGGGCCAGCTTGCCGGCATTGGCCGACCACGCTCCGGAAGGTGAATTCCCTACCGCATAGGTGTCGTCGGCGACAGGGGAGCCCGGCGGGGTGTTGGTGACAGCCTGCACGGTGTAGGTCGGCGCAGCGGACTCGATGATGCTGGTGCGCTCGATCAGGGATCGCACTTGCGTGGCGAGATAGCCGGCTGTGAAGCGCGATGGCGCGTCGTAGCGGATGTAATACGAGGCGCCTGATTGGGTGGTGCCCGTCCATGCCAGCGCGAGCGTCAGCGAGGTGTAGGGGCTAACGGGCGTGGCAGCGATCGTCACACGCTGGCCGGCGAGCTCCAGAGTGTCACCGGCGCGCACGTCACTCCACAACACCCCTGAGCCGGTCACAGTCGTGCTGCCGTTCGACACCGATACGGTGCCGGTCGCGTAAAAGTCAGCCATGTCGGGATGCCTTTAGAAGTATTTAATGAGCTAGAAGTCGGAGACGTTCATAGAGCCAATCCAGCCCAATGGATTCCAGGTGATGGACGTGTCTTTGTACCATCGATACTGTGATCGGTTGATAACTGCGCCGCGCCAATAGGAGTTATATGTTCCGCCGCTACCGACCACGTTTTGCATGTCGGTGTATCCGCAGCCGCACCACCATAGACCTGCTGTGTCGTTTACGAGGAAGAACGCGAAAGAGGGACCGGCCCCCGCTGGCGCGGCAGATGGAAGGCTATAGACGCCCGTCGGGAAAGAAACCGGGAAAGCGTTGAAGCCGGTGAACCGTGGCGTTTGCCGATTGGACCGAAATAAAAAGTCCGCCTCGGCGGCGGCTTCCCAGTTCACGTTGTGCTTGGTGATGTCGAGCGCGCCGTTGAAGAAGCGAATGCGCTTGATGCGACCAGTATCAGTTGCCGGCGTGTATGCGGGATCGACACCAAGAATGGCGTAGCGGACGGTGTTGTCTGACAGAAGATTGCCAATGATGATTTCATTGGCACTCACCCAGAATATCGACGGCAGGGAGTCAAGATATCCCGTATCCATCCGATAAGCTATGACTGGCGGATAATCTGGATAGCTTCGACTTAATGTGATCCTGACCCCGTATCGAATAGTCGCGCTTTCATTAAATGGTCCGCCATAGACAGTGTCCGCAGGGGACCGCGCCCCGCCGCCGGTCCACTGCGTCGGCGTCGCCATGCCTGTCTCGCGAATCTGCACCATGTTGCGACTGGTCGTCAGCATCATGTCGTCCAGTGAGCAGGTCAGATGGTCGAACCCCGGACGGGAGATGAAAGCCCCCATCCCATAGAGCGGGTGAACGCCGATCCTGCCGCCGTTCGGCCCCGTCGCCTCCGTGGCCGTGGCGTCGGTCTGGAACACAAGATAGGCGTAATCCCGCGTGCTGAAGGACGGCGAAACCTTGATTTCATCGGTCGCGAGATTGACGGCGCACGTGCGATACGCTTTCTGATAGCTGACGGTATCGGGTGGGAGCGAGAGCAGCCTGCCGGCGGGATGCCAGTTCACTGTTCCGCTGCCCGCCGTTGCCCACGCAAGAGCCGGTGTCTTGACCGTCGCCCCGGTGACGGGGATGCGCCTGACCGTACGGGTGCCCACCACCGGATTGGCGGGATAGCTGAAGCTCTGCGTCGAAAGACTGCCCCCAGCCACCACGCCGCCCTTGAGCAGCCGGAAGGCATTGGTCCAAGCGCTGTCGAACGTTAGATAGCGCTCATCAAGAGCCGGGTCTTTCAGGTCGTGCCCGGCAAGGCCCGTGCGCAAGCGCACGACGCCGTCAATGACGGCGATCGTCGTGTTTGTGCTCATGGCGCCTATGCGGAATAGAAATCGAGGAAGGGAGCCGAAGGCGTGGCGCCGCTGAGGACGATGAGCGGATCCTCGCCCTCTGGCCCAAGCTCGATGCTGCCGCCCCTGAGGGTGCCCATGCTCACGGCGACGGCGCTTAGTTCGGCGACATCCATCTTCTCCGCCGTCACCGTGCCGTCCTGGATGATCGTGCCGGAGATGGTCACGCTTGTGCCATCAATGACGAACGGGGTGATGGTCGATCCGCTCACCGTGTTCTTGACGATGAACTGCTCGGCGTCGAACGACACCACCGAATAGGCGCCACCGCCGCCGTCCGAATAGGCCGCGATGGTCATAGCCGCCTGCGTGGTGGACAGGCCGTCATCTACCTTGGCGACGATGTCATAGGCTGCCAGCGCGCCGGCGGGTGTTACCGCCGTCGTCCAGCTGACATTCAGGTTCGCGCCGATGTTGTCGACCTGGGCTTGCAGGTCCGTGATCGACTGGGCAATGGCGGAGCCGGGCCCAACAGCGACCGTGATCGCCTCGGTGTAGGAGGCCGTCACCCGATCGCTTGTCGCCCTCAGCTGGAAGCGCCATTCCTGCCGATCGAGGAAGGACTGCGCGTCAAGTTCCGCTTGGATCTGGGCTTGCATCTCCTGCTTTTCGGTCAGGGTCGCCAGTGCCGCGTCGTTCTGCTCAAAGACCTTTTCGCGGGTACCGGCCTTGAAGCTGTCGATGGTGGCCTGGATATTGTCCGCGCGCACCTCGTCTGGGCCCGGAGCGGCGAGGCTGTAGGACGCCCACGGCCCTTGCTTGCCGGACGTGTTGATTGCGGCTACCTGTAGCGTGAGCGCGAAAGGGTCCACCACGGCGGAAAGGATGTTCTCGCGGGTCTCGCCGAGCGCCGTCCAGTTTTCCCCGTCGTCATAGGAGACGCGCGCCACATAGGTGACGGCGCCGGCCGACGGTGCCCACTGAGCTTCCACGCGGCGCGGCACCTCATTGGCGATGATGCGGGCCGTGAGGCCGAAGACCTGCGGGAAGGTCGGCAGCACAAGGCTCGTGCCCGTCGGCAGCGGAGGCGGCGGCGTGCCGTCCTCCACATGGACACGCTCATCGTCCAGATAGACGCTGATCTGCACCCGGCTTCCCGAAGGAGTGCCGCGCGAGACAACGCCCCGGCGCACCCAACCAGTGCCGAGCCCGAAGGCAAGGCTGGGCAGCGGCGAACCGGGCTCCAGATCAAGCACATTGTCGAGCGTCAGCCCCTGCGCGGCTTCGACAATGCCGAGATCGGTATTGTCCAGCACCACGACGGACGCGTTGTCGCCCATGCTGCACTTGATCGGGCCGAAGGCCTTGGCGCGCGGCGTCCGCAGCACGACATAGTTCTGCCCGGCCTCCCAGGTCAGTTTCCGGTCGAGATAAAGCGCCGTGTCGATCTGCTGGGCAATCTTGGCGCCCTGCCCCCATTCGAGGGGAAGATCGGATTGCAGCAGGATCGGCGTGCCGATCGAGAGCATCCGGCCTTCATATTCGGTCTCGAAGGTCGCGTGCCGGCGCCTATAAAGGTTCTGGCGCAGCAGGAATTCCGCTTCCCTTTGCGCTTGCGCCCGGTTCACCACGCCTGCCAGCTGGAGCCGCGTGGCGTCGGCGATCATTTCTTCCGTGGCGTCTCGCGGGGCCACAGCTTCCTCGATCTGCCAGGTGTCCTCGTTGATGTACTCATGGACGACGCACTGCTGCGCGTCGGACGGCTTCATGATGTACTCGATCTCGAGGGAGCCCCGGACGATCTCGCCATCCGTCAGCATCACCTCGGGAACCGACGCCCATTCGTCCCGGAACAGCGAGAGCGTGCCGCCGAGCCATTTGTGCTTTGCCCGGCAGGCGCCGAGCGCGACATCGAGGGCATCCGGCACCGGCTGGGTGGACGTGAAGTCGTAGTCGAACGTGTCGCCACGGCTCGCACACAGGGCGGCGAGGTCATAGAACGCCTGGAAGTCCATCCGCGTGTCGGAGAACCGGCCGCCATATTCCGTGTTGGTGGCGATGTCGTAGGCCGCCCAGGCCGGCGAGCGCGTCGCCTGCTCCTCCCATGCCGAACCAGTCCACACCGGGAGGATGCGCGTCTCCACCACGGCGAGGTTGCTGGCGGAATCGCCGGAGAACTGATCGGTGGCCTTGGCGCGGATCGCGATGGTGCTGACCGGGAAGGATTTCGGCCCGGTGATGAAAGCGCGCAGACCCGCCCAGGTCATGGTGTCAGAGACGTTGGGGTCCGTGCTCTTGAAGATCAGTCGGCGCAGCCGCACCTCGTAGCGGCCGGGCGCGACATCGCCGGCAACGCTGAAGCGAATGTCGGACTTCGACTTGAAGAATTTTGAGAACTCGCTGCCCAGCAGCGACCACGTGCCGTCGCCGGTCGGATTCTCGACGCGCATCCGGCCCACGCCGCCGATCACCTGCTTGTCAGAGGCCAGCAGGCGCAGGACGTCGTTCGGGCTCCACTCCATGTCGTCGTCGATGAAGATCAGGTCGGTGAACCGCGAAGCGAGGAAGTGCGCCACCAGCTCATTCCGCGCCTTGCAGATCACCGAACCGCCGACGACGAACTGAAACGAGCAGGGGATGCCGTGCTCGAGAAGCGTCATCATCGTCGAGGCCAAGCCTTGGGTGTACTGCCACACCGGATTGCGCGCCACGGGGGTGCACACCATCACCGAACGCGACTTCATCCGTTCGAGACGGGCATGCTCGGTCATTCATGCGCTCCGGATGCCACAAGATGGATGTTCGGCGGCACATGCTGCCGCTGCTCGGGGGCCCGGATCGGTTTGACCGCCGTCAGGCAGGCGACCATTTCCGAAACGACGTTCCGCTCGACCTTCAGCGCCGACATCACCTGCTCCGCCGAACACCCGGTAAAACGGGGATCGATCACGAGATAGATGTCGGTCGTGCGCCAGTCGCCGCGATAGCCGTAATCGGCCCGCCAGTAATAGGGCTGCGAGAAGTAATTGAAGCTCTTGAGGAAATAGCACCGAACGTGCGTCGGGTCCTCATGGGCGTCGTCGCTGGAGCCGTAGGGCACCCGGATGGTCATCTGCGCGCCCGGTCGGGCGATGCGATGCAGCTCCTGCATCAGGGGCAGCGTGTCGCGGATGTGCTCGATCACATGCGACAGCAGGAATTCGTCGACCGTGTCGTCGGCCAGCGGAATCGTGCACCCAGCTTCCAGATTGGCGACAATGTCGACACCGGGCAGGCCCATGCAGTCGAGATTGACCCAGCCGTCTTTGATGTTCCGGCCGCAGCCGACGTTCAATTTCATGCTGCCCCCGGAGGAACGAGGGCGAGCCGTCGCCCGCCCTCGTAATGTCACTGCGGAAGACGGTCGAAGCCGGCGAAGAAGCCGATCGAGCGCGCCACGGCGGTATCAGTGCCGGTGGCGGACAGGTCGAGCGCGAAGTTGACGCGCACATAGCGGCGCGCGCTGCGCAGATCGACCGGCACTTCCAGCTCGCCGCCGAGCACCGAGGCGCCCGTCGAACCAGTCGCGACAACCGCATAGGTGCCGGTTTGGTAATCGTTCCACGAGCTGCCGTCGGCACTGTCCTGAACGGCGTAGCCGACAGAAAGCGTCTTGCTGGTGGCCAGGGTCGCGTCCCAGGCGATGCCCGCGGCCAGAGTGCCGGGGATGCCGCCGGACGAGAACCCGAAGCGGTCCACGGTACGGCCGGTGGTGGTGGAGCTGTCGCCGGTGCCGGCGGCAGTGGCGGCGGCGGGGCCCGACAGGCTCTTGAGAGAGCCCAGCGAGGCCACGTTCGCCTGGAGAACGATATCGCTCATGGCGGATGTCCTTCGAAGGGGATGTCAGGGCGAAAGGGCCGGCAGTTCCGGCCCCGATGATCACGAGATGGCCGGCGCCCAGCGCACGAACTGCGAGATCGCGATGGCGGCGTCGTGCCGCATCTGGAAATCGTGCTCGGTGATGGCGCGGATCAGGGTCTGGTCGTTCTGGAACGCCGAGATGGTCGCACCGCTGGTGTCGACGTACGAACCTTCGCGGGACACGGCCAGCTCCAGCTGCATGGAGTCGAGGATCATGGCCTCGTCCATTTCGGCCAGGATGACGAACGAGCAGTCTGTCTGCGAACTGTCGCCGTTGCGGATGTTGGTCGGGATCTGCGTTGTGGTGCGGAACGGATAGCCCAGCAGCTTTCCGGTGTTCATCTCGTCCCGGTAAACATAGACGCCGAGCGAGTTCTGCACATTGTACAGGTAGTTCTTGGAGCGCGGATGCATGAACCACACGCGGCGACTTTCCACCACGTTGGCGGTGTCGAGCTTGTTGACCAGACCACCAAGCTCCTGCGCCGCAGTCGCCAGCGTGTAGGACGAGGTCGACGTGATGAAGTTTCCACCCGAGGCCGCGGTCGAGTTGCCGGTGGTGCTCCACACGCCACCCGTGCCGCCGCTCGCCACCGCATAGGCATTGGCGAAAGAGGCGAAGCCGCGCGGGGTATCGGCCGTGCCGTCGCCGAGCAGGAAAGCCAGATCCTCGCGAAGCGCAAGCACCTTGACCAGATCGTCGCGAACGAATGCATCAACGGCCGGATCGGCGTAGCGCATCATGTCGTTCGAGACGGGAACGAATGCGGTCAGCTTCTTGTAGGTGGCGACGATCGAATTGAGCGACGGCTGGCTTGCGGTGGCCGGGGCACTTTCCGAACCATACCGCGCCGTGGCCGCCGACGCTTGACCGGGCATCGTCAGGGTGCCGCGCGGCATGGGGATGTTGCGCGGCTGGGCGCCACGGACCTGAGCGCGAGGGCGCAGGAGTTCGATGATCTCGTTCATGTAATCCGGCGGCACGATGAAGCCGCCGGCGGGGCCGGACGAGACGATAAGCGCCTTGGTGACCGGATGGCTCTCGCCATAGAGATCCTTGGAGGCTTCGCGCGCGCCGTAGATGTTGCCGCCGCCGACGCCGAGCATCTTCACGATGCCGCCGACCACGAGGGACTTTTCTTTGACGTAGCGATCCGTTTCCGGAGCCGCCGGCACGGTGGCCGGGCGATCCTGACCGATGGTCGGCTGGGCGGTCGCGGCCATGCGATCCTGCACCGACTTCTGCCGGGTGATCTGCTCGCTGACGGCGTCCGCTTCCTTGGTGAGGGCGTCGAATTCGGTCTTGTCGGCGTCGGTGAAGTCGGCATCGTCCTTCTCGGCGAGCGACTTCATCTTCACCATGATATCCGCGTGCTTCGCGCGGAGCTGGGCGATCTTTTCCATGTGATGTTCCTCGAAAGGGGTGCGCGTCGCCGTGGCGGGGCAAGCCCGCGAGACGACGGAGGTGGTGGGAGCGGCCTGTCGCCGGTGGGTCAGGCGGCCTGTCGCCGCATCACTTCAAGGCGCCGCTGACGCTGGTTCAGCAGCACCGCCGCGCCCATGTCGGGTTTGGCGTTCTTCTCGACGTCTTCGGGCTCCTCGCCCTCGTCGTCGTCTTCCTCCTCCACGCCGATCAGGGCGACCAGCGCGTCATGCCCGTCTATGATGGACTTGCAGGCGGAGCGCATGGACGAACGGGTGGAAGCGGAGAATTTGCGGCCGGCCTTCACGCGCGCGGCGGTGAAGGCCTTTTTGATCGGGCTGGCGGTCGCCGGCACGAGGCCGGCCTTGACCGTCATTTCGCCTTCCGGCGTGATCTGTGCGAGCAGTTCGGCGACTTCCTCGGCGGTCATCGCAAGCAGTGCGGCGGCGACGGCCTGCATGGCGTCCGCCAGCATTTTCGGGACGCCGCTGCCATCTTCCTCCATCTGCGCTTCCCACACAGAGCAGTCGTGGACCCACCCGAGCTCACTGAGCAGAGAGGCAAGGCGCCCGATGTCATAGAGGCCCTTCACCTTGATGGCCGGTGCGGTCTTCGCCACCGGCTTGTCCGTCTTGGCCATCTTGCCCTCGTAATGGTTGATCACCGCCCGGGCCTTTTCGGCCACGTCCTCGGGAATGCTGCTCTGCTGGAGGAATTCGCCAGCGGCCTTGAGACCTTCGGCATCGGCGACGAGGCGGCCGTCGACCATCTTGGCGAAGGGCAGCTGATACGATTTGCGATCAGCCGGCCGCGAGGCGTCGTAGAGGAGGAACCCCTTGCGAGCGAAGGTCGGGTCGGGCGTATCGCTGCCAAAACCAGCCTTGTCGAAGATGCTCTCGCTTGCCTGCCCCTCATCCCAACCCGCCTCATCCGAGGCGCTCAGATTGAGCGACGCGCCGACCTTCCACACCGCGCCGGCGCCGCGCTCGATCACCAAGGATCCGCGATTTGCCTGCACCGGGGTGAAGGAGAATTCCAGCAGCTCCGCCTTGAGATATTTCTGCGGGCCCTTCTTGGGGTTGGAGCGGTCGAGAGGCTCCATCTCGATCGGCGCGAAACCGATGGAAATGCCGGAGACGGACCCGAACTTGATTTTCGCGTAATAGCGATCGGCCTCTTCGTCCTCACCCTCGGGCGGGAACTGCACCAGCGCCTCGATGCGCCCATTGCGGACGACAATGTCGACGCACTTGGCGATGGGCTTGTCGGTGTCATGGTTCCACAGAACCGTGCCCGCCCCGCTCGCCATGTAGTGCGAAAAGTCGATCCCGGCTTGCACGACGATCTCGCCGGCGCGATCAACCTCCTCGGTTGAGCAGATGACCCGCACCTGGCGCTTGTCGGCCAGCGCTTCGGTCGCGGCCTTATAGACCTTGGTCAGACGAGCAGCGCTCATTTTTCCTCCGGGGTCTCATTGGCAGCGCCGGGGTCGGGGAGGTCCCCGGCTTCCGGCCGGCCGGCGCCGTCGGGCGCGGTGCCGGTCATGTCCGATCCGCTGGCGGCAAGATTGACTGGCCGCAGAAGCTCATCGCCGCCCTCCCTCGGGGGCAGCCCTTCCTCGGCGCGACATTCATTCTGGGTTCGCAGGCCAGACATCACGGCCAGACGCTGATTGTTGATGCGGGTCGCTTCATCGGCGCGGAGCAGCTTGCGCTCGTCGAACTCGACCGAGAGGCCTTCGTCGTCCAGGTCAAAGACCTGCTCGAATTTCTGCTCCCAGAGTTCAAGATCGGCCATGATCACGTCGTTGACATAAACCTGCTGGGCCTTCTGCGGGTCCGGCTGCGCGCCTGTCATCGGGACATTGAGCTTGTGCAGCGGCACGCCATAGAACCGTGCGATGTCCGCCACCTGATGGTTGCGCTGCTCGATGAAGGCCACGTCCTGGGCGCTCATCTGGAGCTGCTGCCACTCCAACCCTTCTTCGAGGATCGCCGTCCGCCCGGTATTCAGCAGGCCGCTGGAGAACTGGTTCCATTGTTCCCGCAGCCGAATGGCTGCATCGGCGGTAAGAGTTTTCGCGGTCTTGAGCACTCCGGACGGCTTGGCGCCGTTCGCCATCCATCGCGCCGCCTGCTGCTCCAGCCCCATCGCGACGCCGATGGAATCTCGTGCCAGACCGATCGTCGAGGCGCCGACCAGCATGTTGAAGGTTAGGCCGCGCAGGTGGAACATATCTTCGGCCGGGATAGCGACGCCGAAGTCGCGCAGTGCAGCGATTTGGAACAGGCCGATGCGGTTCGTGTTGTAGAAGATCGACCCGTCGGCGGCTTCCAGAACCATCACCGCATCAGGGTTGATCGGGATCATCGCCTTCGGAAGGCCATCCCTCTCACGAATGATCGCTGCATAAGCGTTGGTGCGCAGCAGCAGCGCCGTTTCCATCTGCTGCGCGAATTCGAACCAGGTCTGCACCCAGTTTGGCCGGCGGAACAGCTTGGCGACAGGATGGTTATCAATGACGGTCGGCTTGCCATCGACGACCTTCATCAGTGACGGCTTGCACCGCGCCACGTCGGAGGCGCGCCGGCTGACGCACGCATAGACCGCCGACACGGACATGGCCGTGCCCTGCGAAATCGAAAGGCCCGTCGCGCTCGGCGTAGAGCCAAGCGTCGGCAGAAACCCCTGGGCGGGGACGCCCGCAGACGCTCGCGTAACGGGCGCCGAGAACGCGGCCTCACGGGACAGACCGGAAAGGAACCCCATCAGAGGACACCGAACACGGCGACAGCACACAGAACGGCGCCCGGCACGACGAACGCCGCCGGCGGGAACACGAGAAAGAGCCCGTATCCGACCAGACCGAGGCCGATGACGAGCATCAGTTCACGCGCGCCGATTTTCTCCGCCGCTCCAGAGAGCGCGGCGAACAGGCCGGACCAGATGCGTTTCATGTTGCCTCAGACGAAAAAGAAGCCGCGGTCTTCGTAGACCGAAGGGCCGCCGCCGGGCTCCGGATTGAGCGACATCAGCGACACAGCGTTGAACAGCGCCATCAACGGGTCGATCTTCGCCGAGCCGCTGACCTGTTTGGTGATGGTGATGGCGTTTCCCTTTGGCTCGGTGCGCGCGTTGCCGACACACCAGGCCATGAGGGGTGAGCCCTCGTGCTTAAGTTCCCCGCCGGCGAGCTTGCGCGCCGACGACTTGATCGCGCCGTTCAGCTTCCAGCCTTGCGAAATACCGATGATGCGCTCCAGCGCGATGCCGCGCGTCACCAGCTCGTCGACGATGTCGACGATGCCGACCACGTCGACGCCGACGGCCTTCTCCGCGGCCAGCATGCCCGACTGCTCGACCTCCATGATGATGTCGGCGACGTCGTCGACATCCTTCCCCGGCAGATCGACGATGGTCAGGAAGCCGGCCTTCTGCAGATCCTCAAGCTTGGATGCGATGTCCTTGCGTCGGGTGAGCACAATCCGATGAGCCCACGCCCGGCACCAGGCCAGCCAGCGACCCGTTCCCTTCTCGCGGCCCAGCAGGCAGAGGCCGAGAAGGTCATCGAGGCCGCCGCCGTCGATCCCCGCCACCACCACCTCAACCCGCCGCAGGAAATCCTGCAGCGAAGGGATGGAAATCGCCGCCGGCTCCCAGAACTCGGCGCCCTCCCACCCCTTGTTCGAGAGCGCTAGGCCGATCTCGACGTTCAGGTGTTTGGCGAGGAAGCCCCGAAGACTGGCCGGGCCGGCAGATTCCGCCTTCTGGAACTCGTCGGCGATGAACTGCTCGTCGACTGAGGCCCCGAGATTTGGGTTCGTGACGTGCCAGAACGCCGAATCCTTATATCCCTCCGTGTCCAGCACGCGCTGGGGGAACTCGTAGAGCAGGCCGAGGCTCCGCGGGTCCTCGATCTTCCCGTCGCGCACCGCGCGGAAATATTCCAGCTTCTGGGCGAAGATGCCGGCCGGAGGCTCATCCGACTGGGTTGAGGCATAGATCACGAAGCCTTCCGGCCTCGACGCCAGGCCGCCCGTGACCTCCCGGAACATGTTCTCCGCGTGCGGGCGCTTACCGAAGAGCCAAAGCTCGTCGATGAACACCCCCGACGCCTTCTTGCCGCCCACCGTTTCGTTGTCGGCAGCAATGACCTTCAGCGTGGCGCCGTTGCGGCGGTCGGTAATGGTCCGGAAGTTCGGCTGGACGCGAAGAAACCCGCCTTCCTCTTCCCAGAGCTCCTCGTCGGCCCGCACCATCGCCGCGGCCGGGTTGAACGAATTGTTGGCGATCTCGATCGTCGGCGCGACGATCAGGAACTCCGCCTCGTCGCGCCAGTTGCGCAGCAGGGCGGTCAGCATGATCGAGGCGGCGTTGCCGGACTTCCAGTTCTTCTTGCTCACGAGGAGCATGTATTCGCGGATCAGCCGGCGCCCGCTGGGGCCGTCGTCAACGTCATAGGAGCCGAACAGGGCATTCGGCAGATCGAACACCCAGGGCCGGCACGCCTCTCCGATGGTCGGCCGGCCGGGCATGTCCACGATGCGCAGATCCCGAAAGACCTGCATGGCGCCTTCGGCCTGCTCAGGGAAGAGCGGCGAGAACGGCACGAGCGATTGCCGCGCCATAATCCTTTCTTCCCAGTCGAGACACGCCGTCGACCAGACGGGCTTAGCCATTATCAACCACAAGGTTCGGCCGGCTGCCTGGAGGAGCGACCGGCGCATATTTCCCGGTCGAGCCGGCCTTGGCCTTCGCGCTGCGCGCCTCCGCCTTCGTCATCGGCTTGTCGGCCAGGCGCGCATGCTGGAAGGGCATTGCCGCGACGGCCAGGCGGACCTTGTCGTCCACCTCGACGCCATCGACATCGCCGTTGATGGCCGCCATCGCGAAATCCAGCGCCGTCTCGAACCGCTTGGTCGAGGTCTGCGACTTGCTCGCCGGGTCGGTCGCCTTGAGCACCTTCTCGACAGCGTCACCGATCGGCGTCGCTTTCTTCCCGGCGCCCTTCGGCTCTCGCTTCGCGGTCTTCTTGCCCGATCCCTTCGGACGTCCGGCCCCAGGCCGGAACCCGCCTCGTGCCACTCTCAGGACATCCGGACGCGGATCGATTGATATCCGGGCGATTTTCCCTTGCGCATCAATCAATTCCTGCCAATTTCACGTTTGATTATCGAGGGGCGAGAAATCAAAGCCCCCCCTCAGATTGTGCGAATGGGCCCCCTAGCGGTTGGGCGCCCCCATGGTGGCATACATAATTAAACCCCCCTACCCCCGTGGGGTATGGAGGGCCTTGGGTTTAGGCCCGGTCGAACTGCTGCTGCAGGTAGCCTTGCAGGCCGAGGGCATCGATGCCACCCAGCTGTGTCTCCAGCCAATTCACGTGCCCCTCCTCATCGGCGAGGATGGACTCGAACAGATCGGCCGTGACCAGGTCGCCCACCGACCGGGCGTGCACCGCCGCCTCGGTGTAGAGGGCGACAGCCTCGCGCTCGGCCCGCAGGTCCGACATCAGGATCTCCGGCACGCTGTTGCCGACGGCCGGCGCGCCGATGTCGCCCACGTCCATGTCGCCCTTGAGGAACGTCAGGCGTTCGATGTAGCGGCGGGCGTGGCCCTTCTCTTCCTTAGCCTCGCGCCGCTCGTGCTTGGCGAGGCCTCCATAGCCCCAGTTCTCCAGCGCACCAGCATGCAGGGTATACTGCGACGAGGCCCGGAACTCCGAGGCGATGGCCTGGCGGAGATAGTCGAGCACCTTGGCGTCAGTGGACATGCTGGACAGCCTCAGTGCCGAGAACGGCATCGACCATGAACCCATGATCGACGATCAGCACTTTCTGCTGCGGCAGGTAGTGCCCGATTTCCTCACGCAACCGCACGGCCATTTCGCGGGAAATGGGTCGCCGTGACGTAATCACAATGACGTCGCCCGGCTTCACATCAAGACGCTTCACGTCCGCAAGATTGACGAGAGGAGCCGAAGGCGCCGGGGTGAAAAGGGAACGGATGAACTGGAGCATGTCCTAGATCCTCACGGGCCGCTGCATGCGCTCGGCGCGCGCCCGCAGCCCCTTGGCCGTGTTGTGCGCTGCGCACAGGCACTGGCCGTTCGTCGGGTCATAGAGCGCTCCACCATCGGCGCGCTCTCGAATGTGGTCGGCGATCATCCTGTCGCCATTGGCCCGGCTGCGCTCACAGCGCTGGCCGTTCTCAATATGCTCGCAGCGCCAGCCGGCGCGGTCGCACACGGTCTGTCGCCAGCGGCGATGCTCAGGAGTGAGCAGTTCGGCGTCGGCTTCCTTCGGCAGCGGGCGCGCCGCGCCGGTGAAGACGGCGGCCACCTTGGGCCGCAGCGTGGTGAGGCGGGCGTGGCGGCGATCAGCCATCAGCGCCGGCACTCCGCCTTGCCATCCTCACGACGGCGCCGCGCCGCGTGCGCCTTCGCTTCCGCTTTCCGGCCCCAGTGCCCTTTGGCTCGCTTCGCGCCTGCGTGTTCCGTCTTGCGGACCTTCATCGCCATCGGTCAGTATCCCGCAAGTTGAAAGGAACTCACCATGCGCCTCGCCTTTGCGATCGTTCTCATCGGACTCACCGTGGCGGGCTGCTCCACCACGCCAACGGATCTGGAACAGAAGACCGCGCCGACCGTCTTGGAGTTCAAGGAGAACTATCAGGAGATCTATCGGCGGGTGGCCAAGCAGGCCACGCGGTGCCTCAAGGTCGATGTGGGCGAAGGCGGTTCATTCGAGGTCGACACCGAGCTCTACAACGAACTCGGCTATGGCGAGGTCACCTATTCGCACGGGAGCCTCGCCCGGAACTATTACATGTCAGCCAAGATCGAGAAGGTCGGAGAAGGCAGCCGCCTAACCGTCTACAGCGGTAACCAGCTGGCCCCGGCGCGCGTGCGCGATCTGGTGGTCGAATGGGCGAATGGCTCAACCGCCTGCCCGGCGTTCTAGTCCTTCGCGGGATCTATGATCAGCCGACCGCCTTCGAGCTTGGCGACTATCGCCACGCGCGCGGCAGGCAGGTGCTTGAACCCCAGCCCGGAAAGGATCGCCAGCTTCTCGACGAACTCCACCGGCCAGCGAGGCCGATTGCCGAGAGGCGACTTGGCGTTGGAATTGATCGCGCACCCAGGCAGGTTCTGCTGGATGTCGGAGAAGGCGTTGCGCGGCCAACCAAGCCGATCGGCTGCCTGTGCCGTTGTCATGTAAAGCGCTTCGTTCATGCACACTTTCCATAGGCCACGAGAGCCCCGATCCCCGTGACGGGCGCGAGCACAAAGAGGATTGCCAAGGCCTGATCGTGGCTCAACGGGCTGAAACCGACGAGGACCGAACATCCCCACCAGAACGCAAGAACGCCCAGCCAAAGGATGAACGTGCCGAGCAGCCAGAGAAGCGGCATTAGATGCTCTCCTCGCGCACACCGCACCGCCAGCTTACCACGCGCCACTTAGGATGCTCACGCGCCCATTCGACCATCGCCGACATGCACTCCATAGGCATGGACTGACGGGCCTCTGTGGGGAGGCGTTCTTCGTGGCAGGTAGAGGGCGCTGCGATGGCGCAGACCAAGATGATGAGGTGGGTCACGCAGCACATTCCAGAGCGCGGCGCTCCTGCATGGTGCGGTCGCCGAACCATTTACGCGGATTGCCGCAACAAGGCCCGGAGCAGGGCGTCAGGTGATCCGCAAGCCGCGCTTTGGGGTCATGCGGATACAAGCGGCGGCACTTCTGTTTCATCCGAGCGAGATCAGCCCGGCGGCGAGCGCGAAGTTTGTTCTTCACTTCCCGCCTCCCATTCCCTTCATCCCTTCCGTCTCAGCAACCCTAGGCCAGAGATAGACGCCTGCGCTCGGGTCGTGAGCCAGCGGGCTATATCTGCGGAGCAGGTGAGAGTGATGGGCATCACGCACCAGGCGCGGGGCGAGGATCAATGTCGCCAGTAACTTTGATCGGCCAAGCCGGCTCCCATTCCGGGTCCTGCCACGACTTCACGAAGATGATCGCGGCGAAGAACCATTCGGAGATCAGCATCAGCGGGAGAAGCGTCCAATGCCGCTCGACCAACAACGGGGCGTCGCCGTGAATATCGCCGATGTAGACCGGGCACAGACCAAACCAGCCCTTATGCGTCAGCGTCATGAGAACGGCCTCAGATGTGGTGGCGTGGTTCATGTGCCGTGCAGGGTCGGCTCCCACGAAAAACCCGCCGCGCGTGAGCGGGCGGGCTGATGGGGTCGATAGTGTCGATGGCGCTTCTAGCTGACGTAAACACAAAAACTCGCCCACGGCGGGCGATCTAGGCCGTAGCGGCCGGGCTGCGTTGGGAAGGTCGCCCTGTCGGGTCGGGCCCATTGCAACCGATCGCGCGCCTCATGAGACGATTTCCGCGACCGCCGACGCGGAAGCGTCGACGTTGCTGGTTTACGCTGAGTTGCGGCCCATCGTCAAGCCGCCGCAGCGTCTTTCACATGCCTGGGGTCGACGCGCACCTCGCGCGTGGCTCCAAGCATGCTGAGCAGAACAACCACCTCCTTGCCCGCGTCCCGCACCACCTCGCCAACGACACCGGCCAAGGGATGATCGGACTTGAGGGTGACGAGAGTGCCGTCCGGAATGCGCGGCCGGGCCGTCAGGTCGATGGCGCCGACAAGCCCCCGGTCATCCGTCAGCGCCATCAGGCGATCGATGATGATTGGCGGAATGCGCATCGGCACACCGCCAAGCGTCACAATGGTCGAAACCGTGTCCTCGGCGTTCACCATGCCGATCTGCCCGTCGTGATCGAGGCCGACGAACACGTAACGGCTGAAGAACGGCTTATCGACCCATTCGACGATCATCTGCGTCGTGCCTGGTTTCCGCCGGCGGCGGCGCACTCGGGTGAAGGCTTCATCATCCAAGCACTGACGCTGATCATTCACAACGCGCGGGGCGCCCGCCCCTTCGCCGACAGCGAGGGAGGGCGCCGTGGGTGAGGTCACAGCAATTTCGTGGTGCGATCACACGTGGAACCCGTGGATCGGCTGCACGAAGGTCTCACCGGCCTGCGATGGCTGCTACGCCGAGCAGCTGATGGACAAGCGTCATGGTCGCGTCGAATGGGGCGCCCCCGGCAAGGGCGTAGGCACGCGGTCGCGCACGTCGGCGTCGACCTGGAACGACCCGTTCCGCTGGCACCGCAAGGCTGAGAAGGCCGGCACCCGGCCGTTCGTCTTCTGCGCCTCGCTGGCCGACATCTTCGACAATCAGGTGCCGGCTGAATGGCGCGCCGAAGCCTTCGAGGTCATGCGCCGAACGCCCCGGCTGGTGTACCTGCTGCTCACCAAGCGCCCGCAGAACATTGTCGGGCTGTGCCGACAAGCCGGCGGCCTTCCACGCAACGCGGCGCTCGGCACCACGGTCGAAGACCAAAAGCGGTTCGACACCAACGTGCCTGCACTTCGCGCGGCGAAACACCTAGTCGATCCGGCTTTTGCATTTCTGTCCTGCGAGCCTCTGCTCGGCCCTGTCGCCGGGCCTCTGCACGGCATCGACTGGGTCATCACTGGCGGCGAGACGGACCAGGGAGAGCACAAGGCGCGGCCGTCGCATCCTTCCTGGTTCCGAAGCTTACGCGATCAAACCGATGAAGTCGGCGCGGCTTTCCACCACAAGCAAAACGGCGAGTGGATGCCGCGCGGGTACGCTTTTGCGCTTGGTCTCATTCCCGAGCCTTACGCGCCGGTGGACGGCCGAAACATCATCGCGCCGTGGGGAAGCAGCGATGTCGTCATGGCTCGCGTTGGGAAGCGGCTTTCCGGCCGGCTTGTCGACTTCGTTCTGCACGACGCGCGCCCGGAGGTCCCCGCCCATGACTGACCCCGCGAAGGCCGGAGAGCGCCCGGTACGTGCGAAAGACGTGAAATGGCTGCGCGAGATCGGAGCCCGTCGTGGCGGCATGTATCCGGGGCAGCGGTACGACCTAATCCCTGACTCGGTACGCCTTCGTCTCGAACGTCAGCGACTTGTCGAAGTCTACGTGCCGCACAACCCGGCGCACAAAGACCGTCTCGTCTTAACCTATGCCGGCGAGAGCTTCCTTGCCGCCCGCGACGCGGCCATGAAGGAGGGCGGGTGATGCACTACCAGACGCCCGAAAGTCTCATGACGGCCATCGTGATCGGAGCCATCGGCATCGGCCTCCTGACTGGCTTTCTCATCCACAAGACCACCGCCCTTGACGGCCTCGTGAGGGTCGCGGCGCTAGTAATTTACGGAGACGCATCGTGAGCGCCTTGGATAAGGTCCACATCAAACACGCCGCCCTTAGCAACCGCATCGTGCTAGCTCGCATGGGTAAAGACCCGAACGTGGCGCTGGATAAGCGCGATGCCATGAGCGAGTTCTGGCAGGCTCTGGTGTCGTTCTCCTTCGATGGCGAGATGCCGGCGCATGGGGAAGCGGTTGAGGTCAGCTTCGGCGGCGGTGACGAGCAGTTCACCATGACGCTGCGGCGCAACGCGGAGCCCCGCCATGACCGCTGACATCTCCCCCGAGGCCCGTGCGGCTCTGAAGTCGGAACTTGCCTCTCTCGACGACGAGGCGAGGTCCGCGCGCCTGGTGCTCAATAGGATCAATCTGCGCAGGCACGCGCTCCTTGACGCTCACGGCCTGACGGATGACCCGGCAACCTGCCTCGGCTGCGAGTGCCTAATCCTGCCCGGCGACAAGGCCCAAGACGAGGCGAGCGGTGAAATCTTCTGCGAGGAATGCGCCTACACCTATGCCGAGATCAAGGCGCAGCATGATGAATGCTGGGCGACCAGCTCTTTCGGCGAACTGGACCCGGAACACACCATAGCGTTTGCAGAAGCATATGCGATCCACACTGCAGAAGGCGGATCGCCGGACGATAAGCCCCTCTACGTCTTCGGGGAGGATTGAGCCATGACCGCTGACATGCCGGATGCGGTGAAGGTGGCGGCAAAGGTCGCCGAACAAATCTGCGAGGGCGTCGCCCTTTTCGAGGCCGAACGCCGCCGCATCCATCAAGCTGCTGAAGCCGGCGCATGCGCCATGCAGGACGCCATGGCCGGGCGGGAGGGTGAGATGGACAACTGGTACGAGAGCCAGCTTTCGGCCGCCATCGCCGAACTCAAGCGCCGGGCGGCGTCGCGTCGCGGCCTCTCCACCATCACCGACGAACAGCTCGACGCCGCGATGAAGCGTCTTCGGAAGGACACGCCCCATGACTGACCGCACTGTCCCGACTGGGCCAATGCCAGGGAACTGCACGCGCTGCGGGTTCCCGTGGAAAGAACACACATACAACCGTTTCGTCGCGACGCGGCGCGCGGCCGGCGTCACCAACGCCACGATCCGGCGCGACCTGATGGCGATCTCGTCGCTGCTCGATTTCTCAGAAGATGAAGGCTGGCGGGAGGGCAATCCGGCGCTCGACAAGATGCGGCGGCTTAAGGAGAACCGCGACCCCATCGTCTTGCCGGACGAGGACGATTACCGATTCGTCCTGTCCCGCCTGGCACCAGCCTATGCCGACATGCTGCGCGCCGCCCGCGCCACCGGCATGCGGCAGGATGAGCTCGTGCGAGCAACGCGGAAACAGTTCAACATCGCCGGGCGCAGCCTGCTGGTGCGCGGCAAGGGGAACAAGCAGCGGGCGATATCGCTGTCCGAGGAGGCTGCAGCGATCTTCGAGCGGCAGCCGGCATCGCTGCTGTGCGACAACATCTTCCACGTCAACGGCAAGCCGATCGCCCAGGCCGCGTTCGTCTATTCACGCGCACGGCGGGCGGCACAGAAGGCGGCACAGAAAGAGGGGCGTGCGTTCCGGGGCTTCCGCTTCCACGACATGCGCCACCTCTATGCCGTGGAGTTCCTGCGGGATGGCGGTGACATCTACACCCTCAAGGAGCATCTTCGGCACTCCTCGGTGAAGACGACCGAGCTCTATCTCGACTTCCTGACGCCCGAGGAGGCCGAAGCCGCCAAGCGCGGAAGGCTTGACCCTCGCGCCGCGTTAGGCGAAGAAGCGATTGCGAGCGCCCGCAAGGGATAG